TCTCGCAGGCGGTGTCGTAGGCGACATCCGCGTCCGAGATGTACTCGATGTGCCGCACGATGCCGTCGAATATCTCAGCGACCTCAACGTTGGCCTTGTCGTCCACTGGGATGACCTTGCCGCTGGGCCGGTTCTGCCGCTGGTCGTTGGTGACCTGCTTGACGTGCTGGGGCAGTTTGTTGATCGTCAGGCATGGCCTGGCGTTGATTGTCTGCCCTTGGACGCTGCCTCGCGTTGCCAGCACATCCGCCGGCCATTGCCACTGGTTGTCAGGGCTTCCTGCGGCGAAGCGCAGGTCGTCTAGTTCATCTTCGCGGGACTCGCTGTAGGCCGATACAGCCATCGTAAAGCGGTTACGCATTGTGTTCAGATCGTCGGCGTTGCCGCCGGCGACTGACTTAGCCGCTTTGATGTCAGACTGCACTATGATCCCATCCAGCTAGTTAGGACGCCTTGCGGCGCGTAGGTTCTGCGCGGCGACTTGTCCACATACTCCCGGTGCGCCACTGGGAACGCGAACGTCACCGCCAGCGCGTCAGCAGCATCAGGACTGGCAAGACCTCTTGAGCGCATTTCCTTCTTGCCTTCTAAGAAGATTGTACCGCTAGAGTTAGGCTTCTTGGTCGGCCCCACTAGGTCTGCCTTGAGTTGCCGATCCTCGGGTATGGATGCGCTTCGCAGCCAGTCCTTCATCGTGCCCCACATCTCAGCCCGCTTGTTGCCCCACATTACCGAGTTTTTGGCCTTCCAGCCAAAGTTCACTCCGCGTACCTTATACCGTTGTTCGTTCAGTCTGTCAAGTATACCGTACCCTAGCCCGCCTTCGTCAATCACCGTCAACACCGGTTTGAACTCCTCAATGGCGTCGATCACCCGACCGACGATGGTCATGGTGTCCTCGCCCGAGTACCGCTTGATGCTTACGATGTCCCGGCCTTGGCGCACCAGTATGACCGTCGAGTCAGCGCCGCCCCGTGCCGGGTCGATCCCTATGACCACTGGCGCCGAACTGTCCTTGTACCGTGGCCGCTTCATCGCCTCATCCACCACCGTCGGGCTGATGAACTGGTCCTCGCCTGCGCTGGGGAACTCACCGTACACCTCCACCTTAGCCTGCGGCGAGTCCGCGCCATACTCCGCGATGATCTGGTCGTAGACCGCCTTGTCGGTATCCTCGACTGTCCTAGCGTCGACGTTGCGGGCGTTCCAGAACGCCCGTTTGGCGTTGAAACACTCAAAGAAGTAGCCTTCGTTTCTTCTGGGGTTGCTGAAGGCGAACCAGTACCTGTCGGGCGTGTTCTCTGTGAAGAACCCCGCCCCCACTTCCCATATTGGGTTTGGTATGCCGCTGCTCTCGTCAAAGATCAGCATCATCCCGTCCTGGTTGTGGACGCCCGCGTAGCTGTCAGGGTTCTCGGCTGACCACAGCTTGCCCTCTGCGGCCCAGTAGCGCGTGCCTTTCTTCAGGTCACGCTCGACCAGTTCAGTGATCCACTTCGCTGGCACCAGCTTGGTGGCGCTCACTTCCCACCAGTGCGAGTGCATCGCCATCGCCGCCCACTTGGTCAGTTCTGCCCAGGTCACCGACCGCAGTTGGTTCTCCGAGTTGGCGCTGACCACTACGCTCCCGCCGATGCGCGTGGTGAGCATCCACAGCACCAGCCAAGATACTAGGGCGCTCTTGCCAATACCCCGACCGGAGGAGACCGCTTCCCGTAGGGTGTCCATCTGGACCTTCCCCTTGTTTCGCTGGATGTGCGCCTTGATGTCGTTGAGCACCTCGCGTTGCCATTTGCGCGGGCCTTTGAAGTTGGCCAGCGGGGTGTTCTTCTGCCCCCAGGGAAACACGAACCGCACGAACGCTTCGGGGTCATCCGCAAGCGCGGGTGACCATAACTCGACCATCAGGCGCTGCTCTTCAGCGGAGTTGTATATTGGGAGTTGCATCTTCGACGTAGGTTAGGCGAGCACGGGCTTCTTCCAGCGCGGTGATGACGCTGATCTTCTGATAGACATCAACGCTGATCTCTTGCTTGGCAGTCCAACCGTGGACATGCTGAAGGATTGCCAGGCTGGCCTTGGCGTCGCCGTTCATCGACGCTTCGGACAGTTTGCCTGCATGCGCCATCTCAGCGTCGGCTTTGCCTTTTTGCGCCGCCATCTCGGCGATGGGGTCTAGCTGACACAGCCGCCTGTATTCAACTGGCAGCATGCCGGAGGCCAGAGCCAAACTGTCGCCTTTTAGGCCCAAGCGCGCTGCATCGTAAATCTGTTGCAGTCGCGCCTCAGTCGCCCTGATCTCCCTAATTTCTAGCGGTAGGGATTTCATGCGCGGGAGTGTATCAGGTTTGTCGCTACGAAGGGTGTTGCAGCGTGGGCCATGAAAAAATTTTGTTCGCGGACCCTTCGCCAGCGTGACCGGCCGGCGGCGGGCCCTACCCCCCCCTCTCGAATGCTGCACTGCAACATGCCGGCGGGGGTCATGTGGCGCAGCCCACCGGGTCGCATGCCGGCGGCGGCGGCGGCGGCGGCGGCCGGCGGCGGTTGTCCAGGCCAGCGGCCCGTGGGCAACCGTGGGTCATGTCCACCAAGTCGCATGTCGGCCGCATGCCTGCAGCCGGCAGCCATCCGGCGACGGCCGTGGGCAACCGTGGGTCATGTCCACCAAGTCGCATGCGGGTTTTTAGCCGCGAGCTGTTGGCGCGGGGGGGTTTTGTGTGGGCAACGGTGTGGGCAACGGTGTGGGCAACGGTGTGGGCTAGGTTTTGCAGTGCTGACGCCCGGTGTGGGCGCTTTGGGCTATCCACGCGCGGCACACCCCATATACAGCACTAACAGTTGCATATACAACTATCATTTCCTAGGTTTGAACAACAGATGACCCACATGACCCACCCATAGGGGCGCAGCCCTACCCACGACACGCCCACGCCATCGCCCACGCCATCGCCCACCGCGTTACCAGGGCGAATGCCCCTACAGTTGCAAGGGTTGCAATGAACCGTGTTACATTCCCTACATGTCGACGCAATCCCGCAGCGACGCAACAGGAGGAGAGCAACATGCACAGCATCTGGGAAGACATCGAAATGTGGGCGCTTTGCAGCTTGATGGGCGCTATCTGCATCTGCATGATCGCCGCGCTGGCCGGCTTCTGATCATCAACCCGACGCGGCCACCGGCCGCGTCACTAGTAGAGTACACAAAAATGGCAACAGATTTCATCGGGTTCATCGCGTACGAAGGCCCGTCCATCATTGACGGGCAACCCATTGTCGTCATCATCAACCGCATCGACGCGGATTCTGAAAACGCGAAAACGGGCGCGCTTGCGCAGTCGTTCATCATCCGGTCCGACGTGCCCCCGACCGAAGCGCTGAAAACGGGCGACGACGAAAGCGTGTGCGGCGACTGCAAGCACCGACCGTCATTGATAGCTCAAGCCGTCGCCGAAGGCCTCAAACCCGAAGCGCCATGCTACGTCAACGTAGGGCGCAGCGTGCGCAGCGTTTATGACGCATATAAACGCGGGCGCTATGTCAAAGCGCCGTTAGAGACGATCGCGCTTGCGCTTGCGGGCAAGAATCTGCGCTTGGGTACTTATGGTGACCCAGCTGCGGCGCCGGCCGTTGTCTGGCATCGCCTAATCCGGTACTGCGCCGATTGGGTTGGATACAGCCATCAATGGCGCAACATCGTCGCATCCGACTGGGCGGGCATGCTCATGGCCAGCGTCGACAACGAGCAAGAATATGAGGATGCGAAAGCGCGCGGTTGGCGCACATTCCGCGTTGCGTTGAACGAAGACAAGGCGCCGACTGAAGCGCGCTGTCCGGCATCGAAGGAGATGGGCCAGAAAACGACATGTAACGCATGCTTGCTTTGCTCAGGCACCAGCAAGCGCGCAAAGGACATTGTGATCATCGATCACGCGCTTGGCCACAAGCGCCGCGTTGTGCGCATCGCCACAGTGTGATTTTCAGGGCATGCGCCTGTAGTGCATGCCCGGACAATCCGGTCCGACTAGAAGGTCAACTATGAATATGCTTACTTACGCTGACATTATTTTTTCCATCGCGCTCGGCATCGCTGGCGCGTTGTTCCTGTTTTTTGCACTCTAAGGGTAAACCATGATCCGCATCAGATACACCACAAGCGTTTTCACTGCCGCCGGCTGGCGGTCCGTCACTGTCGCTGCTGACGCTGACCAAATCAGCGCCGGCATGGCCACTGTCACCCGCATAACCGCCATCGATGGTGAGGCGCCCAGTTACGGCATGAGTCGAACCGGGGCGAGGCGCCAGCAGTACAACGGGCAGGCCATCGCGAAACGTGAAATTGGCGCCCGGAAGCGTTTGTCAGCCTGCGCCATTGCAGGGACTGCAACATGACCCGCTCATTCCACCACGACGGTGCACGCTACACCATCGGCGAATGCGCGACCGTCAACGGGCTGCGCCGCATCCAGTGGGAGCAATGGCGCCTCATGTCAGGCGCCTATACCCTGACCCGCCGCGCATGGTTGCCGACCCGCTCGACCCGTCGCCTCATCATTCAAACCCTTTCGGAGATCGTATGATTTACATGAGAATCAGCCCTTGTTCGTGGATGTATAAAAACTACGGGCTACAAATTGGTCTATCGTTGACGCCTGATGCGTGTAACGCGGAAACCATTTTTGTCAACCGCAAAGGGATCGACTGCGAAAGCATGCCACGCGCCGAAATGCGGATACTTGCGCAAGCGATGGCCGACCAGTGGGAAGCCGTTAACGGCGAGTCTACGTTGCAGTCTAAGGTCATCGAATCCCGCGCAGAGTCGGCACGGTTTGCCCTTGAGTGGGCAAAGGAAGAGAAAAAGGAAGCCGCCGCCCGTCAGCGGCGCGTCACCAAGTACCGTAAGCAAGGCTACACGCACCGGCTTGCCGGGTGGATTCACCCGCAGTCGGGCGACGATTACCCTGTTGAGTTCTACACCGTTGGCGCGCCTGACGTTGCGCGCCTGTTGGCGCGCTGCACGGTCAAAACGGATTTCACCATATGCGCGTTCTAATTGCTTGCGAGTACAGCGGGACGGTACGCGATGCGTTCATCGCGCAGGGGCATGACGCAATGTCATGCGACCTGCTACCGACCGACCGACCGGGCCCGCACTATCAGGGCGACATTGTCGACATTCTGCGCGACGACTGGGACCTGATGATCGCGCATCCACCTTGCACGCATCTGGCTGTCTCTGGCGCCAAGCATTTCGCGGCCAAACAAGTTGACGGTCGGCAGGCGGCTGCGCTCGACTTCGTGCAGTTGCTGATGGATGCGCCTATCCCGAGGATATGCATTGAGAACCCCGTTAGCATCATTAGCACCAAGATACGCAAGCCCGATCAAATCATCCAACCGTGGATGTTTGGACATGAAGCGACGAAAACGACCTGCTTATGGCTCAAGGGGCTGCCGCCATTGGTGCCGACCAATATTGTCGGCAAAGGCGCGCGGCACGTCACCAAGAGCGGCAAGAGCCTACCGCAGTGGTACAACTTGCCGCCCAGCGCCGACCGCTGGAAGATACGCAGCGCCACGTTTCAGGGCATCGCCGACGCGATGGCGGCGCAGTGGTAACGGCGTTGCTTGTCGGCTTGCTCGCTCTATTACTCGCCGCGTTGCTAGACCTCTAACCCGCCGCTGGCGGGTTTTTTACTACCCGCAAGCCGACCTCTAGCGGCGCCTCACCATGTCGCGCAATTGCGACTTGCTGTACTTCGGGGACATGTCGGCGGCGACGAATATCTGCCGCTTGGTGGCATGCTCCCGCGAATGCACGCGGCCCATATCCTGCCACCCAGCTTCGTTCAGGGCATGCATCAGCGCGCTGGGATGGATCCGGTGCTGCCCTGGCTGCGTCAGCGCGTCGCAAATAGAGTGCCAAGGCCCGGCCAGCACGCCCAGCGCGAACACATCCTGCCGCGCCTCGATGAGCAACTGCAGATACTCTTCATGCGCTGACCGGCCACGCTCGACCATGATGGCCTTCGCCTCGGTCATTGGTGGCGACGCGCCTGGCAGGAACGCCGACACGTCACGCGACGCCAAATACCCGGCGACGATTGCGTTGCCGCCCGATTCGTACCACTGCCACATCGACGCGCCTTCGGCGTCAGTCATGCGGGGCGCGTCCGACCATACGCAAAACCAACGCCTATCATTCGACGGTATCGAGATGGCTGCGCGCTCGTTTGAAAAGCAAAGCACCCATATGCGGTTCAGCGCGTTGTAGGGGTGCAAGCCCTTGCGGTTGACGGGCAGGTATTCCGGCGGCGCTGCAATGATGGGCTTGAGGACGTTCTCCATCGCCCTACGGTCTCGCGCCTCCGCCTGGCGCAGCTCGTTGATCACCATCACCTCGGCCTCCAGCGCATAACCCCACGAGCTGGACAGCTCTTCGTTCTTGACGATGGATACGTTCGACCTTCCAATGGCCCACAGGAACGGCGCGTAGAGCGTGTCCTTCCCACTACCGGGTAGACCGCCATGCAAAACGGCGTGGTTGATTTTCCTGTCAGCATGTTGCAGCTTATACGCAAGGACATCTAAGACATGCTCGCGCTCAAACTGTTCGGGTATAAGCCGCTCGACATGCTCAAGCCACCGGGACGCATCGCCCTGCGCCGTTGCTGGCCTGGCGTCGCGCCAACGGTTGCCAAAAACGGCGCCATCCATCGTTGCTAGGACTGACTCACCAGCGGCATAGGTGACGCCTTGCAGCGTACGGGCGCCCTTGGCCTGACGGTTCTCATCGTAGCAAACCGACGCGGTCACTTTGGCCGTCCCATGCACCGTCTTGCACGGTATATGCGCGAAAACCGCGTTGAACGCTTTGCGCATAATCTCGCGGCGTTCCATCATATCGAAGTATGCGTCATCGCTCATAATATAAGCGAACCGTTCGTACCATTCCGCTTTCTCCAACCGGCCCATTTCTTTGCGGTTGACCTCTCGGATGATCTCGACCGTCTCATCAGGGAAAGCCGCAGTGGGTGCGATCTTGCCCAGCGCGCCGGCCATGACCGTCGCCAGCAGTTCATCGCGCAAACCGTGCTGGTGGTCAGGCCCGCCCTGTTCGGCCACCCACGCAAGGTAGCGCGCAGAGTTCCAGTCGTCAACGCAATGGCCATGAAAGCAGGTGTAGGCTCGCGAAACGGGCCTGTAGCGGCCCATCGCGTTACCGTCGGTATGCTCGGCTGCATTGGGGCAAACGACGCCGCACCAGCCCTCGCCGTTGGCATTCTCCAACAAGTCGCCGCGCTCCGCGATCCACGCCAGTACGTCATCATCGCCATCGTCGGCCAAGCCGACCGGGCGCATTGTGGCGGTATCGGCCACGCCTGGCGTGACGCCCAGCGCGGCGCAGATATCGCCCACGCTGTACTCGCGGCCTGGCGTGAACTCAGTCAAGACGGAAGCAAACCCGTTTTTCTGGTTGATCGAGCCTGGCAACCGGAAATTGCGCACCGGGTTGCAGGCGCCGGGGTCGGTGTAGCCGGCGGCAGCGATGGCCTTGATCGCTGCTGAAAACTCGCCGACCGTTGGCTGCTCGTTGAACGCATACCCATACTGGAAGTTTCCCGGCGACGTCTCCATAATCCATGTCGGCGGCAGCGGCGGCAGCTTACTCTTGGTGCCAATATCGTCCAGCATCATCGCCAGACAATGAGTGCAGTTAGACGCAGATGCCGACACTCGACCATCGACGAATCTCGACACTATGAAACTGCCGGTGTTGCAGTACCACGACGCCTCGCCGCGCCACTTATTTGGTAGATATGCCGGCCAAGTGTTGTCTTTCTGCTTAACAACCAGCGCAGTTTCACCCTCAACTGCCAAAGATGCGATATAGTTCAGCACGTAGAAAACTCCTTTTAGGGCGCCTTGCAGGGCGCCCTTTTTTTCACTTGGTTGCAACAAGACCCAGCTTATGCAGCTTGCGGTCGGCCATGTTTTCTTTCGCCGTTCCGTAGGTCAAATTACTGACCCGGTTGTTAAACTTGTCGCCGTCTAGGTGTCGAATTTCACAACGTCCTTCGATCGCAGGGCGGCGCCCTGCAAAAGCCAACAACACCAACTCGTGGACATACGCCGTCTTAGTGACGCCTGCCCGCGCAAGTTTGACGCTTAGATACGCGCCAGACACAAACAACTTCAAGTCGCGCCCCGTGTAAGTCATACCCTTGTACTTGCCGTACGGGACAAACCGCGTCAACGAACGGGCATTGCCAAAGTTGCTGACTTCATAGAAGCCTTCGTAACCGGGCACTGAAGTCCACATTTCCATATCATCCCTTTCCATATCTCGACATCACCTTGATGTCCACCTTTAACGGCAGGTCAGATGCCCATGCGGGCGGGGTACACATCACCTGGCGCAGCGCAGCTACGTCAGGCGAAGCGGTCTCTACAATTAATTCGTCATGGACTGTCATGACAACATCCTCGACTTGGCGCAGCGAGTGCCGCAGCAGATCGTTGGCCACGGCCTGACAGACGTTCTCTGCCGCCAGGCCGCTCCAGAGACGCGCTCGGGGCCACTCAGTCGCGCCCTGGGCGGGTTTCCACGCGCACTTGGCATAGGACACACCGTCAGGCTCAAAGCGCGCATAGGGGTAGCATAGTACTCTGCCCGACGGCAGCGCGTACCAAAGGTGGACACCGTCAAACAGATAGAAAACGCGGCCAGCGGCGAACTCCTGATGGGGGTTGCGCATGGCTCGCATGTAGGCCGACTCCAGCGCCTGCCAGTACCGCACCGCCCATTGGTTGGCGCGCCGCCAAGCGTCCACCGTGCGCTTCGCAGCGGCCTCGGGCAAGTGCACACCATAAGCCCTGCCCATAGCGGCGAACGCACCCACGCCGCCGCCGTAGCCGCAGGCGAGCACTGCCACCTTGCCGATCTGGCGCATGTCAGGCGTGACGTCAGGCGTCTTGAAGATAGCGGCAGCGGTCAGAACGTAGATGTCTTGGCCGGAGCGGAACACATCGAGCACATCCTCACCAGTGCCGGACAACCACGGGTTGCACCGCGCCTCGATGCCCGACCAGTCGGCCACAACGAACTGCTTGCCGAGTGCGGGTATCAGCGCAGGCCGGAGCATGCTCTTGAGAACATCGGTGACGCGCTTGCCAAACCTCGGCACGATAGCTTGGTCTGCTACCATTGCATCGCGTACCTCCTGCGGCGAGGAGGCACACTTGCGTGTGAAATTGTGGACTTGCAGGCCGTACGACGAAAGCCTGCCCGTCGCAGCGCCGCCGTTGAAAACAAACGCACCGCGCACGCGGTGGTCCTCCTCATCGGCCAACGTCGCCATGCGGGCGAACTTGGCCACCGACGACGCCCATAGATCATCGGCTGACTGGACAACCTCGCGAACGTCGGGGTCGAGATCGTCGCAGGCCAGCAGGTTGGCGCGGACGGTCTTGTCGATGCTGATCTTGTCCTCGACCGTCATCAGCTTTAGCTGCTCAGGCGACACGCGGGCTTGCACCCACTGACGCATACGGGGCGAGCGGACGGACGTCACGGCACCCTGCGTCACCTTGGCGACAGTGTCCTGTATCTCAATCAACTCGGCGCTGGCGTAGCGTACCGCAGAACGTGCTAACTCAACATCGACTAGCACGCCGCGATCATTGATGCGCTCGTTGACATGGTAGTCCAGCAGCTCATCGTCGGACAGCCCGCGCATGCCCTTGCTGATCGCTCGCATGGCGCGGACATCCTGCGCGCAGTAGTCGAACAGTTCAGGCAGCAGCGCGGTGTTATACGGTGGCAGGCAGCACTGGCGCACTAGGTGGCCACCGCGATGGTCTTTGCGCATAGACGCGCCGGCAAAGCGGCCAGCGTCTTCTAGACTGCCTGGCGCACAGTTGGCGCGGGCCTGCGCGGCCGTGCAATAGAACTGCTCTAACGGGTAGTCTTTCTGCAAGACGTACCAAAAGATGAGCCGCTCGAAGGCGGCGTTGTGGGCGCGTATCTGGTGGCCTGTGAAGTCAGGCAGTGGCCCGCCGGTCCACATCTGGACCTCGCCGTCATCGTACGCATATGCCATGCACAGAACCTCTGTGGAGAGGCTCTGCGCATAGTTGTAGACGCCTGCGCTTTTGAGGTCGCAGGCGCTCTTCGTTTCGAAGTCAACCCAGATCACGGATAAGCCTTCTGACTTTAAGCTGCGCAAACTTTGCCTCAACCAGTTCGTCGGGCAAATCTTTTGCAGAAACACCTAACCGTTTGGCAAGATTGTTCCTGCAAATTGTAAGACAACCCTTATCCGTCTTGAAATAATTTTTACTTATAGCGCACCTAGCAGAGCGCGCTTTTTCTGGATTTTCTGCGCGCCACCTATCAGCACTCTCTCGGCTACTTTTTGCTCTTTGTTCTCGTTGTTCTTTGGTAAAATTTTCTCTAACTAGCTTACACTTGGCCTTAAACTCTGGCGTACCTTTAACCTCTGCATACCTCCTAGCAAAATACTCTCGGTCGTATTTTCTCTTGCGCTCTATCTGTTCAGGCGTCATTTTCAATCACCAACTGTTTGCTGTTGAGAAAAATCTCTCTCGCCAACTCAAGCTGTTCAGCCTTGAGGAACTTGCCTGAGATGTTGGCAAGCTCACCAGCAGTCCTGAGATCGACTTGCCCTGCTCTGACTTGCTCATACAAGTCACTCATGTCTTGTTTAATGTCGGATAGTGTTTTCATTTGTTTACCCTACTAGTAGGGGGCGCTACGGCCCCCCCAGTCCTCTTAGGCCCGACGGCGGCGTGTCGGCTCGGTCGACTCCGGAGGTTCTTCTTCGCCTTCCATGCCGATCCAAGACTGCACATCGAACAGCGGCGTGTAAATCTTGCCGTAGCTCTTGTGCTGGTAGAACTCCTTGCCCAACGTCACCACGGGCACCGGCTTGCTCGGATCAGTCTCGACCTGCGCAGCGATCGCCACCGCGATGGTCTGAACGCCGCGCTTGCCGCCGACTGACGTAGACGAATAACGCACTTCCAGACCCTTGTCCTCACCGGTCAAGCACTTGAGCGACATGCCGACCTGCTGCTCCCAGCCCTTCTTGGCGCCAGCAGGCACCGGCCCGTGCTCTGGCAGCGGCTCGGACACCGACGCCATCATCTCACCCAACACTTCACCGTCGCCCCACGCAATCCAGCCGTGGACAAAGGCAAACGGATTGACCGCCCAGGTCGAGCCGGCCTCGGCCTCATCCTGATCGCTGCCAAACACCCAATGACCGGTGCGGTCCATCTTGAGGATGGCCACACCAGGCGCCTCACGCGGCGCGATGGCGCGCAGCGATTGAGCAAGAGATGCAACTGCCGGCAAGCCGGCTGATTTGAATGCTACGAGATTGGACATTACAGTACCTTTTTCAAAAGCTGACCCAGCTGGAGGATGGCAGGCCGGGGGTCGGAGTCCGGTGCCATTGTGTTACCCGACGACACGCTGACAGTGAGACCGTCTGGGAGCTTTTTGAGCTTCTTTTCGGCCACTGCTGGCGAGACCAATGTGGTGACGTCGGGGTCTTTCAGGCCGGCTTCGATCAAGGCAACACGCGCCTTGTCTTCGTCCAGCCATTTTCTTGTGCCGCGCTTGGCGACCAGTTTGTAGCCGGGGATGACCTGGCCATTGTCCAGTGCCCGCTGCGCCAACTCGCGCAAGCCGGTGATCCACCCGTCGAGCAAGTCGGCCTGCTGCAAGTAGATGCCGATCTGCTGCTTGTCCAGCGCGTCGAACTGCACCTTGACGGCGCGGTCGACTGCGCCGGTCAGGATAGGACAGACAGGCTTGGCGGTACACCAGCGGCAGTGCTCGCCGCTCTTCAGCGCCGCGTCAGGCTTGACCGCCTGCTGCACCGCGTCGAACAGTTGGTCTTCGAACCGACTGATACGGGCGCGGGTGGTGACCCAGCGCTTAATCATCGGCGGCTGGATGATGACCAGCTCGACCTCGGTCACGCCTTCAAAAGCCCAAGGCTGGGACCGGCGCGCAGCAGCAGCGTAAAACATCAACTGCATGTTCTCTTCGGCCTCAACGATCACGCCGTCGCCGAATTTCCAGTCAAGGATGATGGCGCGGTTGCCAATCTTGCCCAGCACATCGACGCTACCAAAGACGCCGGGGATAAAGTCGCCGAAGTCAACGCGCACCTCGGCCTTAAACAACATCAACTCGCCTGGGTCAACCTCATCCAGCAGCGCCAAGGCCGGAATGATCTTGTCGTTGTACAGCTCCTCAGAGATGCGCTGCGGCACCTTGCCATCGATGATGGCCGCGATGACATCGTGCAACAGCGTACCCTCGGCGGCGTACTTGCTCTCGACCTGGGGCGGCATCTTGGCCGTCAGGGCGACGGAGCCGGGGCAGTTGATGACCCGGCTGGCGGTGCTCCCGCCGACGATCTTACTGTGCGCTGACATTGTCAGCTTCTTCAGTGAACGTCGCGGTCGGCGTGTAGCTGTACGTCTTGAGGTCTTCCAGATTGAACTGGTCGCCAAACGCGGCGCGGACGTAGTCGGTCAGGATGGTCTTGATGTCTGCTTCGTCTAGGATGATTTTCACTTTACTGTACTCCTTGGTTGATGGAACCTGAACTGTAGCGGACCAAAAAAGACTTGTCAAGAACTTTTTTACTGTGTTACAGTTGTGCCTCACAAGGAGCAGACATGATCACTTTCCAGACCGCCCCCCGAGGGACCGCCACTGTAGCAGACCACAACGCGCAGTCAATGCGCGATCTCTTTGCCGGCCTCAAGCCGCTCAAGCCGACCAAGGTCAAAGCGCACAAACGCAGTTTTCCAAAAATTTTTGGTTCGACCGAGGACTACATCCAGCAGTACTTTGAGTTGAACAGTCATTGGGAGCTTGCGGCTTACGATAAAAATTCCAACCACATCGCGCTGTACCACTCGCTGCCCGACCGCGTTGCGCGTCTCAACCCGGCCGAGCCTGAAGTTGAGGGAAGCTGATGTCGAGCGGCACCTTGTCCGTCTGGTCGAGAAGGCCGGCGGCAAGGCGTACAAGTTCGTCTCGCCAGGCCGCGCAGGCGTGGCCGACCGCTTGGTCGTGCTACCTGGCGGGCGCGTCTGGTTTGTTGAGCTTAAAACGTCGGCAGGGCGCCTGTCCGCGTTGCAGCAGGTCTTCGCGGCCGACATGGCCGCGTTAGGTCAGAACTACACAGTACTCTGGAGTAAAGAAGATGCAACTACGTTCGTATCAGTCCATTGCGGCTGACTTCCTGTACGAGCATGACCGGGCGATGATCCTCGCGCCGGTTGGTGCAGGCAAGACAGCTATCACCCTGACCGCCATGCGCGAGATGCTGCGCGACGGTCACGCCAGTCGGTTCCTCGTGCTGGCGCCTAAGCGCGTGGCTGAACATGTCTGGCTGGAGGAGAAGGCGAAGTGGGCGCCAGAGATTACGATGGCTGTTGCCGTGGGCACGGCCAAACAGCGCGCCGCTGCGCTGCGGGCCGACGTGCAAGTGGTGGTGACCAACTACGAGAACCTGCCCACGGGCGGGTTTGACGCGGTGGTGTTCGATGAGTTGACCAGGCTGAAGAACCCAAGCGGCCAACGGTTCAAGCTGCTGGAGAAGTTCTTGCGCGAGGTCAACATTCGTTGGGGCCTGACCGGCAGCTTCACCAGCAACGGTCTGGAAGATGTCTTCGGCCAGTGCAAGATCATCGACCCGGCGTTGTTGGGCCGCACCAAGGGCGCCTTCCAGCAGCAGTACTTCATGCTGGTCAACAAGGAGTTCAATCAGTGGGAGCCACGCGCCGGGTCGTTGGCGCAGGTGATGGAGCGCATCAAGCCGTCCACGTTCCTGCTTGAGTCGTACACGCTGCCAGACCTGAACGTGGTCGAGGTGCGCTGCTCGATGGACCTGACCAAGTACAAGCAGATGAAGAAGGACATGGTGCTGGAGTTCCCCGATGCCCGTGCCATCGCGGTCAACGCTGGCGTGGTGACGGGCAAACTCCAGCAGATGGCCTCAGGGTTCGTCTACGCCGATGGCGCGCCGCAGTGGATGTCACCACACAAGTTCGACGCGCTGGACGATCTGCTGGCCGAGAATCAACGCGCCAACACGCTGATCGCGTACAACTTCAAGGCTGAACTGGCTGAACTGAAGCGGCGCTACCCGCACGCTCAGACGCTGGACGACGACAACGTCATCGAGCGGTGGAACGCCGGCCTGGTCGAACTGCTACTGGTTCACCCCAAGAGCGCAGGGCATGGGCTGAACCTACAGTACGGCGGTTGCAAGGCGGTGTTCCTGTCGCTGCCCTGGTCGCTGGAACTGTACGAGCAGACCATAGGCCGACTGCACCGCAGCGGCCAGGCGCACCCGGTCTGGGTTTACTTGATGATCACCGACAAGACGGTCGATGAGAAGATTTGGCGCGCACTGCGCGACAAGCGAACGATTTCTGACATAGCAATAGAGGAACTGAAATGAAACTGACCTGGAGAAGCATGCACGAGGTGCTGACGAAACTGTCCGAAGAGGAAGTACTGAAGCTGTTGAAGGAGGAGCAGGCCGGCGCCAACCGCGTCACCATCCTGCTGCGCTTGCATCAGCGGTACTGCGTCCTGCGCCTTGAGCGCGAGCGCATTGTGATCCTGCGCGGAGCGGCAGCGCTGTGAAGAAGCCGCCTAGCATAGGTTGGTGGCCAACTGGTGGCCATAGCCTCAGTTGGTGGGACGGTAAGAACTGGTCCTGGCCTTGCCTCGACACGGACAGCATCCGGCAGGTGACGCGGTACAGCAGCAAGATCGACACCGCGAAGAACGTCAAATGGTATCCACGGCCCGATTGGTGGCCTGAAAGGTCAAAGACATGAGCGATGACGAAGCCGACGATTTGCGCTACTACCGCG